TGCTTTATTAGTATTTTCTAATTTTTCTAAGTAGAATACGTAGGTTGAATCTTGTCCTGTAATTTTAAATCCTGTAGAGATAATATCTGTGTTCTCAGAAATCCTATTTCCATAACATACCTCATACGAAGCAAATACATTAGGAATAACTGAGAAATTCTTTCTCATGCGGATTCTAGTAATATTTGAGGTGATGCCTTTATCAGCATCATCAATACTACCAATCAATTTACTATATTTGAACTTACCGTTGAATCGGTTAAGGTCATCAGTTGCCCCAAATCCAACAATAGTGTTCTTAACTGCATTTTCAATCTCTTGCTGATTCTTCCTTGACTTATTATTGTCATAATAGACAAACGAGTCAATATCAAGATACAAATATGAAGGATCAATGACTTCAGGGATGACAGTAAGGATAGAATACTCCTTAATGTCTTTTTTGAGGTTTTGTTTTGCAGTTGTAGTAAGAGTTTCCGCTCCAAATGGTTTTGCTACGATGAATACCTTACCATATTGTGGAGGATCTGCCTCTTCTCCACCAAATACTGACAATGACTCAAGATTAGGTGAAATATCCTTAATCAGGGTCTCATAATCTCTTACGGTAACTGCTCTATTCTGTGCAGAGTAGAAACGTGGGGCAAGATACTTGATTGAAGTGATATTCTCTGGATTACCACCGCCTGTAGATTCATTTACAAGGGTGATTGTTGGATTTGACTGGGAGAAGACCTGTCCACCATACTCTAAACGACCTGTAAAGGTAAATTCACTACATTGATTACCTTCTGTCTTATTTGTTACCAAATATTCAATGCTAATCGCATCTAGATTCTTCAATCTCCTTCCAAATACGTTATCACCAAAGATTAACTCAAATTGTTCGTTCTTATTCTCCTGAATAAAGTAAACTCTATCAGTAGAGTTCAGTTCTGTAATATTTTTTACACTATTATATTTTTGTGGAATATTGAAATCAACTTCATCAACAATTACTTTCAACAAGTCAATATCAGCATCTGCACTGGGGACGATATATCTTTGTTTAGTTGAAGTATCAACAGTATACTGTAAATTTAAGAACGATCCTTGATAAATCTCAAGATCTCTAAAAGTAATCCTACGAACACCATTGGTGTCC